GTTTTTTAGGCTCTGTCTATTAATTAGTTTTTATTTTTTAATTATGCTTGTTCTTGATAAGTTTCCTCTTCTTGTTCGCCGTCAATATTATAATAATTTTTAGCTTCTCCTTGACGGTTTTCAAACTTAACAATAACTTCTTCTTCCATAATTTTGTATACAGCTTCACGGAAAGCTTCTTCTGCCATTAATTCTTCCCATTGAGCAAATTGGAATTTCTTAGATTGTCCAGCAACATCAATTTCATACCAAGCACCCATTTGTTTGATGAATGGTTTAATTGCTTCAAAGATGCTTTCGTTATCTAGAACACCGATTTGTTCACCGGCCCACAAAATACGGAATGTGCATTCACGACCAACCGTTCCAAATCGTGATTTTTCTAAACGTACCTTTACTTGATTACCAATACGATAACCGTTTTGGTCATGTACGTATGAATCCTTGCCTTTTCTACCAGTTAGCCACAATCTTAAACTGTATGCAAATGCCAACCCCTTACCACCGGGGGTGGAGTACCTCTCTGAATCTGTTAGGTACTTAATATTACCTGTTACACTCAAATTATTCTTAAGCTGGTTAAGCACTACCAATGTTGACTGTGAATTGGCGATTGGCATGATGATTTTTGATAAACCTTTAGCCATGATGCGAGGTTTGACAGCCATACTCTCATTTGGGTTGAATGTTCCTTCGATATCTGTTTTGCTTGGAGTCAAAGCGAATGAGTCCCAGATAAACAACATGCGGTTTTGGTTTGTTTTTAGCAACTCTTCAATAGTTTCTAGAACGAATTCAACACTTGTTGCTTGGACATACAACATTCTTGATACGTCAAGCCCAATCTTTTCCCAGAATTCAGGATCAATCGCACTTTCTGAATCAAAGTAGATTACGTCAATCCCTTTTTTCTGGGCATTGGCAGCAATTTGTCCTGCCATATAGCTCTTTCCAGAGCCTTCCATACCGGCAATTTCTGATATTTTGCCTACTGGGATACCAGCAAGCTTACCACGACAAATAACTGAGTCAAGCCAGCGTGAACCAGTTGGAATCCAGTCAGTTACTTCTGTTGGACTTTCTTGTAGCAAATCAAATGTTACTTCTTGACCCGCTTTTTTATTAATCATTTTACGCATTTCATCCATAGAGATGCGTCCTACCGCTGTTTCTTCTTTCTTTTTTGCCATTTTATTCTCCTAAGTAAAAGAGCCACAGAGTTTTAGTCTGTGGCTCAGTCTACTACATCAAGTTATAGCTGTTAAGCGTTTAATAGATCGTCAAAGGCTGAATCAATATCACTCTTTGATTTAGCTTTAGCTGGTGCGGCACCAAACTTTTTTACCTCTTTTGAAGAAGTCTCAGCATCGGTATCAGTAGTGCCGTCAGCTGAATTTAGATACTCTTCAAGAATTACAGCAACTTCTTCAGTTGTCTTGCGAGTATGTAGTTTATCGAAATCTGGTAGAGTTTCTAGAAGCTCTTTGCACTCTGTTGATGTTCCTTGGCAAAGCTTGCTGGTTTTACGAGCAGGAGTAATCTTTGTCATTGGGAAGCTTTGACCGGGAGCTTTGCTGGTCATTAGACCAAGATCTGTACCATTTTCGGTATCGGTGATATCACCGTAATCTGGATTAAGAACTAGGTTGATTAGATCTTGATAGGCGTTTTTACCATAACCCCAGACCTTAACACCTTCTTTCTCTTCACCGCGAACAAGAATTGGTGAGAAGAAACGTTGACGAGGTAGGAACTTCTTACCCATCTTGGCGCTCTCTTCGGTCTTCTCGCGGTATAGCTTATTAGCAAATTCACAAGCTGGACATGAATCGCCAAAGTTTTTCTTTGGACAGAGGAAACCACCTTGAGTTCCTAGTTCATAATGGAACCAGTATTCCTTGAATGGATCACCATCTGGTGTTGGTACAACACGAACTGAATAAGTGTTACCTTCTTTTGGACTCCAGAATGCCGTCTTTGAATTTGAACCACCCTTGTTTTGTAGTGCGTCTAGCTTGGCCTTCATTTTCTTTACATCGATACTCATTTTGTTTCTCCTTTGTCGGGGGCAAATCTTCCCTCCGAACTGTTAAGACTCTATCACAGCATGTGACGGAGTTAAAGCACAATCTTTTTTGATTCTTTCTCTACTGTGCCTATCGCTGTTTTCCAATTAAATGTACGAAATTCTTTTGAATCTAGATCCCAAACTAATTCTAAACCCTCTTGCAGATTATGGGAACGCTTACCTTGTAGTTTACTTTCTACAAATTCTTTTGGCAAGTCTTTAAGTTTAACAAATGACATTTTTCTAAATGTCTCATCTTTCTTCCTAAAAACACCAGTATGAACTTCAACAATTATATCATTCATTTTTGAATCCGTTTAGTGTAAGCAACAACGAAACAATAACTCTGCTCTTGCTTTGTTGAGTGTATTGTAAAGGAACATTTTGTGTTGTCAACAGATTTTTCTATCATTGTTTGTTTAATCTTTTTTAAGAGAGAACCATCTGTTTTTAATGTGTCTTCATTGATCACAAAGTAAAAATGTTTATTATCAACACCCTCTAATTCATATAGTAGTTCTTCATTTCCAGAAGTCAAATCAAAAAAACCTACAGTAGCTATTCTTTCTGTTTCTTTAATCACTGATAGATTATTGATGATACCATTTTTTGATTCATGCGTCAATATAAAGCCAAGAGCATTAAATATAACATCGTTTAATTTTTCATAATATCCAATTACAGGGATATCGCCTAATATTTTTTCAACTTTTGCATTACTAATTAGGTAACTTTTTTTGAAAACACCTGATCTTGCATACTCTTGAAACACGTTAAAAACAAGGGTATCTTGTAATTTTGCTGTGTCTTGTAGACCTTCAAGATCTGGTCTTATATAAACCACATTTAACTCTCTGGCTTTTAGTTGTCCTAGAATTTTTAGCGAAGCTCCTGATATCTTTCCAGAACCTCCTACAATCATAAATACACGATAATCTGCTTCATTTAATTGCGGAAGATCTTGGATAGAATTTTCATATTCTTCTGGCGTGTTGCACTTTTTTAATGAAATACAGTTTTCGCCTTCAATGTCTGAGTCGATAAGCACTACTTTAGTACCTTCTACTTTTTCAAACTTTTCAGCAATATTACAACCAGTATTTCCTAAACCTATTATTGTCATGTTAAACCTTGAGATTTAATTTTTTCATATTACCGTAATCTTTGCCAACTTTGACACTCGCTAGGAATCTTCCAAATTGAGTATCTTGAATTGTTTTCAAGATTTCTACCAACTGATCTTTGTCTTCTTCTGCCAAGTCTATAACAAATTCATCATGAAGTAAAAATGCAATGAAGCTTTTTTTATTTTTTAACAAATCATCAACTTTGATTACTTGCCGGTGGAACAAATCAATAAATGTACTTTGATTCAAGTAAGGGATTGCATGATGCTCATCTGCTTGAATTTTACGTCCAAATGGAGTATGCACGCATCCATCTACCCAATACATAGATTTTAAAGATTCCTTCTTGAAAACATTATCTAGTTTTTGAGCATATTTTTGATAAATCTGATTACTTGAATTATATAACCACTCAATAGCAATTTGTTTTGCATTAGCTCTTGGAAGCCCACCAAGAAGTTCTTTACCAATCCATTCGTATAGATCTTCTTGTGGCTGAACACAATTAAGAACTGCAAGAGAAGTTCTAAGTTCTGCTGCATTAATGTCAATAGCAACAAACCAATCGTTTTGAGGCTTTAGAGCGTGTCTATAAGCCTTCTGGAAGCTTTGGATGGGGAAACTACTTCTCTTGGTAGACAAACGTCCTGTAACGGCTCCAAAGAGATCATAATCGATATGCTTCTGCACATCACGCATTCTATGATAATATGATAGATCGCGTTCTGTCAAAACATTTTTATGTAGCTCTTCTAAATTAATATTAAGTTCACGATATTTGATATCGACTAGAAGTTCGTTTAATCTTCTTAAAAATTCATATTGCTCTGGTCTTTCATGAGTGGACAGAACATGTTGAGTTATTTCATTTTTGATAGAACAAAATTCTAATAGAAACTTTTCAGGTACCAAATCAAAGAAGCAATTTTGGCGTAAATCCACTTTTGCTTCTTTGAAAGAATTATTGAATGCTTTTAGTTTATCGCTAATATAATCCCAATTTTCTTTTAGATGTTCTGGACAGACTTCAGACAATTTTTTACCACCACAATAAAGTTGTGCATATTCAATATCTCTACCTTT